GCTATTCAGAAAATCAATCCCGATATGGGAAAAGAAGCAATACAGGAAATCATAAACGAAGGGGTAATAAATGATGAAAAACGAGCAGAAAAAACCAGAGCAAAACTTGAAGCAAGTAGAGAAGAAAATGGAAGTGAAAGAGAAGGCCCAAGTAGAGCAACCAACAAATCAGAAGGCGCACAGGAGGCTCAAGAATAGGGCAAATGACTTAGAGGCAATGCTTTCTAAGTATAAGTTTATGATTCGCATGGACTCGATCAAGGTTGAAAAGAATGATGCTGGACAAATTATAAGAGATGACCGCGCATATCAAAATGAAATTACAAAACTTAAAAAAGAGTTGATTGATCTTGGCGTAAAGGAAGAAGAGCTTGGCTAATTTCAAACCCTATATTGATATAAATATTGATCCCACACTCGAACCTGGAGAGCGCGAGCTTTTAGCGTTTGAGATTATAGATCATATTATAAATAGGTCTGAGAAAGGTTTGGATAAGAATGGTAAACCATTTGCCAATTACTCTGAATCTTATATAGAGAGCGAAGAGTTTAAGGCGTTTGGTAAGTCTCCCAATAAAGTCAACGCGACACTGAGCGGGGAAATGCTAAACGCCATGGATCTTTTGAGTCATAAAATCGGACAAATACGAATCGGCTATGATTCAGGCGACACAAGATTGATCGGCAAGGTCGAAGGTAATGTGCTTGGAACCTATGGACAAAAAACACCTATAAAAGGCAAGCAGCGCGATTTTCTAGGTATTAAGTCGTCAGAAGTTAAAGAGTTGGAAGCTAACTACATAGAGCAAGAATCAAACTTCAATCAAGCGACAGGGAGTGACTTTAACTCAGGCTTAGGCCAAGTCTTCACCGCAAAGAAAAGTTTCGCAAACAACGTAAAGACAATTAATCAAGATATTGACTTTGACATATTTAATTTCTTCACTAATAGAAGGAGTTCTTAGATGGCCAAAAAAACTCCAGATCAAGTATTGAAAAACGCCTCGAAGAAAATAGAAAAGGCCTTTGAATTGGAGATAAGTTCGGTCAACATGAAGGAACGAGGAGAGGACAGTAAGGAGGGAGTCGTAAAGAGAACGCAAATCCTAGGCAAGGGTGTAGATGGTTCTAAGTCAAACCCACTTAAACCTTTGTCCGATAAATATAAAGAACGAAGAAGGATTAAAAGAAAGCAGTTAGGGCCAAACGCTAAGCCGAATAAATCTAATCTCACATTTACAGGGCAGCTATTAAAAAGCTTAAGCGTTGTCGGTACGCGAGGGCGTTTTATCATGTTCGCAAAAAGCACATCTAGAACACTTCCAAACGGAGAACCCGACTCTAAAACAAACTCGGAGATCCTAAAGTACGTACAAAGAGAAAGAACATTTTTGGAGTTAACCAAGGCCGAGATTAATAAAATAAAAAAAGAATTTAGGGAGAAGTTCAGAAAAAAGATAAGGGACTTGACAACATAAACGAAAAGGGGAAACAATGAGTGAAGTAGAAACAAAGACTCCAGCGGAGCAACCTGATATTCCAGCGGAAGAACCGGGCGAAAAACCAAATAACATTGACGCACTTGAAGCTAAGAACCGAGAGTTGTTAGACGAGCTAAGGAAGGCCCGAACTACTGCTAAAACTTTCCAGTCTAAGATTGACGAGATTGAGAAAAAAAAGCAGGAGGAAAAAGGCGAGTACAAGGATATGTACGAGTCTACACTTGAAGAACTTAAAGCAATCAAGACGTCCAAAGAAGAATTAGAAAGCAATATACTTGAGTCTAGAAAGGTATCCGAAGTAATGAAAAAGATCGGGCGGCCTTTAAAGAAAAACGAGTACGTTACTTTCGTTGACACTGGCAAGATCATATACGATGAGGAAACCCATTCATTTGATCCTAAGAGTGTCGAGATGGTCGCTAATAGTTTTTTAAAAGAACACGGCGATCTTCTAGTTACTAAGACAGTGACACTGCCTTCTGATTCGGCAAGACACTCAAGCGAAAGCATAAGTCATGAACAATGGTTAAAGCTTCCGCTGAAAGAGAAGAAAGAAAAAAGAAAATTTGTTAAAGATTAAAGGAGTAATCTATGAGTAGTACAGTAATTGGGGATGTATCAGAGCAGGTACAAAAGTTCTGGTCTCCAACCATGACCGAAGAGTTGAAAGAATCAAATATCCTTGCGTCTCTGTTGAGTAGAGATTATGAAGGTGACCTTAAGAAGGGTGGCGATACTGTTTATGTGTCCCAAGTAAAGCGTCCAAATGCTGAAAGGAAAAACACTTCCGCAGGCGACAACACTTTTGGTTCTCAAAAAATGACAACCGAAAGAATCGCCATCAAAGCGGATCAAAGAATTACAGCTTCTTTTAAGTTGGAAGATTTGATTGGACTTCAGTCTCAAATTGAAATTGAAAACAACGGTGGGCCTGATTCCAAAATCAAGCAAGCGTTGATGGAGGCCTTAGAAATTAACCTAAACAGTTATCTTTATTCTTTGATTTCCCCAAGCGCTTCAGCTCCAGATCACACCGTTACGAGTGTTGCTGACTTTACATTTGCAGAGCTTAAAAACATAAGCACATTAGCCTCTCAAGCTAAGTGGGCAGGTAGAGGACAAGACTGGTACAGCCTTCTAGATCCAATGTATTATCATGATCTTTTGGACGAGACACAAATGAACAACGCCGATACCGCCGATGAGAGACCTTTGGTGGCTGGCCGTTTTGGAACCAATAGAATGGGCTTTAATATTTTTGAAGACAATTCTGAAGGTATTCTTTCTTTGTCTGGAAGCCCTCAAGATGCCGGTATCTTTTTCCACAAAGACTTTATGCACTTGGTTATGCAAAAGCAGCCTGAGTTTAAAATTTCCGACCTTCACGCCAATCAACAGCACGGGTTTCTAATCAGTGTAGATATGATCGTTGGTGGAAAGCTTGGAATTGAAGGCGCTAAGAAACATATCTCAGTGATTAATTCATAAGGAGTAGGTAATGAGTTTGAAGGGTAAAAAAACTGTAGGGGCTCCATTTGCAAATGAAGCTGAAATCGTAAGAGTTGTTTACGACTTCGCCGAAGATGGCGGGGCTCTGGGTGACTACGATGTTGTGGTAGCTGAAAGCAATTGCGTTGTGAAACTTAAGTATGCAGCCGTTAAGGCCGCTGTAACTTCAGATGGAGCTTTAGTCGCTGACCTTGGCAAGGGCGACGGCGGTGCCGAGTTTTGGAGTGATCAGGGCAAGGCCGCATTAACTCTAGATGCTATCGTTTGCGCTGATGCTGACGCTGGGGTTGAGCTATCATCTGGGGAAAAAGTTGTCCTTGGAGTTGAAGGCGCGGCCGCAAGTGCTGGTAAAGTAGAATTTGTTTTTGAAGTAATGAAATACTAAAAAGGAATTGCCCTCCGCATGGAGGGCGTTTTAACTTATGAGATTCAGACTGCTGCATTCTGATAATTCAACGCTCAAAGATTTAAGTACTGATATTGAGAAATATCACTCTGGATCTGCGAGCGTTACATATACTACTAGCGAGGATAAGATTTATTTAGGCTCTCGCTTTCCCTTTTCATCTTTCTATATTGAAATGAGCGACACGGTTAATCTTCTTGGTGGCGCCATGTCTATTAAATATTGGAATGGGACAGCTTTTAGAGACACTGTAGAAATAATAGATCGAACCGATGCTTTATCTAATTCTGGTTATGTGGACTTCACACCTAACCATGATTGGACATGGAATAGAGAACATACAAACCACAACGGCGAAACGGTTACAGGTCTTGAAGATGTCAATATATATGACCTTTATTGGCTCGAAATAAGCTTTGATACCACGTTAACAGGAAATACCGAAATAAAATATATAGGTCAAAAGTTTTGCGAAGACGAAGACCTGGAAGCAATTTATCCCGCACTAAATAGAAGTGATGTTAAATCAAGTTTCAAGACGGGCAAGACTAATTGGAATGAGCAATCAGTGGCAGCAAGTAATGAAATACTGGATCGCATCAAAAAAGAGTACTTAGTTGAATCGGGAAATCTTTTATTAAACCGTGAAGACTATAAAACCGCGTGTGTTGAAAAATTAGCGAGCATTATCTTTACATCTTTTGGTGATGACTACGAAGATGACCGCATACAATCAGGCAAAAATTATAACTATCATTTTAAGCTGGCACGTCCAGTTTTAGATAACAACAAGAACGCCATTGAGGACGTTAGAGAGTCCATAGCAAGGCAGGGATACATGACTAGATGAGCAAAGTTAGCTCCATTTATGACGCCTTAATCTCAAGCCTAGACACTCTATTTCCTAGCGACAGCTCCTATCAGAGAATTTATAACGCTTATGACCTAACCGACAACCCAGAGCATGTATTAAGAAAAGGCTACGGGTTGCAGTTTGAATCTTCGACTATTGATGTCACTGGCGATGAGTTTGGATCTTACGCGAAAGCGGCAACCATCACAATTTCATTTGCCAGAGAAGTTATTAGACAAAAATTTCAAGTGAAAAACATGGACGAAAACGTAAAAGCGGTAATGGAAGACGTCCATACAATTACCTCGAGTTGGTCTGACCCATCAAATATAGATGAAAATATAGAAGACGTTACACCTTCAGGTGATTCAGGGGTTGAGTTTGTACGCGGGGAAAAACAAAACTTCATATCTGTGGCGGTAACATTTGAGATTAAATTTAAACAGAAATATTTAAACTGTTAGGAGAAAAATAATGGCGCAATTAATGAGATCATCGGTATTCGCTTTAAAGCAAGAATCAACTGCGGGAACGCTTATTAAGCCAAGCGCCGCCACCGAATTCGTACCCTTAAGAGAGGGTTTTGGAATTGAGGCAAACATAGAAGAAGTAAGTTCTGACGAGCTTGTAAACGACATAGGAGCTTCTAAATCTTTATCTGGTAAAGAGCAACCCGCTGGATCTCACAGTGTTTACATGAAGCACTCAGAGACCGAAGGCACCGCTCCTGAGTATGGGCTTTTGATTGAGTCGGCATTAGGAGCTAAGACGGTAAACGCCACAGAATACGGGGTAACATCTGGATCAAGCGCTGGTACCTCAAGTGCTAGAGCGCAGTTAACCATGTCTGGAGACGAGGAAGACAATTTCGAGAAAGGTCAGGCGGTATTAATAAAGGATGGCACAAACGGCTACTCCATTAGAAATATTTACGATGTTGATTCTGCCAATAATGAGCTTGACTTAAACTTTAACCTTGGTAGCGCTCCGGCATCCGGCGTTAATCTTGGCAAGGCGGTTCTATATAAGCCAGCGGCAAGTGGACACCCTTCATTTTCAGCATGGCTTTACGTTGCAAATGGCGGGGCAATTCAATCAGTAGCAGGCTGTAGAACTAGCTCAATTGAGATAGCTGCAAACTCAGGCGAGCAAGCAGAAATCAACTTCTCTTACGAGGGGTCAAAGTTTTACTACAATCCGATAGTTATTAGCTCTTCAAACAAATACATAGACTTCAATGAGGGCGGCGTATCTTCAGCGGTATCACTTACCGAAAAAGTATACAAGAACCCGCTTGATCTTGCTAGGGCAATAGAGACTGCCATGGACGCGGAGGCGACTGGAGACATAAGTGTTAGCTATAGCTCAACAACTGGTAAATATACTATCGCGAGTGACGGGGCAACTTTTGAACTTGAATGGAGCACAGGCTCTAACGCCGCAAACTCCATTGGTGAGACACTTGGCTTTGTTGTTTCGGCGGATGACACTGCGGCGACATCTTACGCTTCTGACGCTGGCATCGATCTTGGCGCTGAATACACGCCAACTTATGACGATGCTACAAACTTAATTGTCAAAAACGCCGAGTTAATGATTGGCGATTACTCAGACAATATTTGCAAAGAAGCTGCAAACGTAAGTTTTTCAATATCAACTCCCACCGAGGAAGTCTCAAACATTTGCGCTGAAAGTGGCGTTGAAGAAAAGATTATTGTTTCCAGGGAAGTAACAGCTTCAACAACTTTAATTCTAAGCAAGTACGAATCAAACATATTCGACAAGTTTGTTAATAACGAAAAAACTCCGGTTATGTTTAACTTTGGGCAAAAATCAGGTGGCAACTGGGTTGCTGGTAAGTGCGTAAACATTTACATGGCAAACGCTTCAATCACTAACTACAACGTGACGGGCGACTCATACGCTCAAGTGGAATTAAGCTTCAAAGGTTATATCACTAGCGAGCAAAAAGACATTTATATCAACTTTATATAAATCCAAAAAGGGGGACACTTTGGAAGATTTAAAAGAAGAGGTTAAGGGCGGTTATATAAAATTCAGATATCCGAACCCTATTGAGGCCATGCACTTCGTTGGGGAATGTAAGCTAGGCGACATGGAGATGGATAGCTATAAAAAGATAGCGTTCATTTGCGAAAACCTTGGAAGAGTTATTACAGAGGTTAAGGTTAAGAGAGGCAAAGAGAGCTTAGAATCTTACGATCAGTTAACCAGCGACATGGATTATCTGAAACCAATTTCAAGAATTGGAAGCAAGATTTACGGCCATATATTAGAGGCCTACGCAAAGGAAGATTAGCGTCCGAGGCAATGAATTTTTACCTTAACAATATAAAGGTAGATCAAATCAAGGTCTTGGACGATAAGCACAAAAACGATTTAAAGCGAATTCAAGAAGAAATTCCGCTTTATTTTGAGTTTGTTGAAATGAAAAATTTTGGAATAGCTGTGAGCGCTGGCGATTTGGATTTTAAAAGATACAAAACCTATTGCGCATTTCAGAGGGAGTTGAACACGCGTGGCAAATGATAAGTTAATCTTTGACATTCTAAAAGGTAAAGACACCTTAAAAGTTGGAGTTAAGGAAAACGCCACGCTTGTCAAAAAACTTTCATCTGAAATAAAGAAAAGCTTTAGTATTGCATCATTCACCGGAAATTTGGCCGCCAATGCAGTGGCTTCTTTTGCTGGAGTGTTGAGGCAAGGACTTTCAAATTCAATAGACTTTGGCAAAGGCATTGCTGAAATAAACTCCATACTACCAAGAAACGAGAAGCTCACAAAGAAAAGCGAGAAGGCGATTCTGGGGCTTTCTTCCACGTTCGGGTTAAACGCTCAGACTCAAGCGAAGGCCTTTTATAATATCGTCTCCGCGGGTGTCGAGGGTACTACAAACCAGTTAGAAACCTTAAGAGTTGCCAACGAGGCGGCGGTGGCAGGCCTTGTAAATATTGATACTTCCGCAAGGGCGTTAGTCTCATCCGTCAACGCTTACGCTAGCGCAGGAGAAACCGCTACATCTATCAGCGATAAACTATTTCAGGCCGTAAAAGATGGCCAAACAACATTTGGAGAACTTGCTGACACCGTGGGGCGTGTGGCCCCCCTTGCTAATTCAGCAGGCCTTGAGTTTAGCGAGATGGCCGGAACTCTGGCATTTTTAACTAAGTCTGGCATAAATACTGCTCAATCCGTTACAGGCCTAAGACAAACGCTTTCTGGAATCATTAAGCCCACATCTGAAGCAGTAGC